AATATATATTATCGGCCATTGAGCGTTTTGACCCTTCTATAAAAGAAGGAGTAAAAATTGCAATTACTACTAATCAAACAAATCTTAAAACCGATTATCACTAGATGTGGTACTATGCTTGGCGCATCGCTTGCGGGCGCAGGAATAGCAGTTGGTACAACTGAAAGTATCGTTTTGGGATTTACCGCTTTAGCGGGAGTATCAATCGACCTCATTACCAGGAGGTGGATCAAATGAAATTAAAAGACATTATTATAGCAACAGTAGCGGGAATAGTAATGGGTTTAGCCCTATTCTCTGACACGTTGATAAACGCGGGAGTAATATAATATGGGAATAGGTTCAGAATTACGCAAATTTGGAAGAAAATTTGAAGATACATCAAGGCGAGGAGCAAAATATACATTAGCCGCAGGCGGCGCAATGATGGGCGGAGCCTCAGGAGCAAAAGCAGGATACCAAATTGGTAGTGCTTTTGACGATAGAAAACCACAAGCACGACAAACTGGCACTGATTTAGGAAAACTAAGAAGTGAAGCAACAGCAAACGGATTTAATCCGTTAACAGTATTAAGAGCAACAGGTGGACAAGGTTTTGCAAGAGATCAAGTCCCAATGGGACGATTAAGTTCAGATGCATTTTTTAATGCATTTGATGCTTATCAAAGTTATCAAAACAAAAATACATCACTTATTGAAGATCCAAAAATTGAAATAAAGTATGATAATTTAACGGAATATAAACAAGGCGGTGTAAAAATTCCAGAATTAAGAAAATTAAATTCTGAACCTAATTTGTCACCGCTAACATACGAAGTTGTTAATATAGACGGTAATCATACATCAAGTACTGTAAAATCATTATGGCATCAATATATGATGCCAGATGGTGAAATAATAGAATTACCCGCAGAAGAATTAGAATGGGGAAATCTATTATTAGGTGCATTTGTACATGCGGCACATGGCAGAAGAAAAAATTGGCGAATAATAGCAAAAGATTTTAAAACATGGTGGAATAAAAATCCAAAAAAACACAATGATATTATGCAAAAAGCAAAACAATTTGCTCAACATAAAGATGGACAAATATCAACAAAGACACTTGGACGTATGAAAACAAAAGAAGAATTAGAATTTTTTAAATATTTAAAAACTCAAACGACAGCACTTCAATAATGTGCGCCAAGTGTAAAAAAATACGAAAAATTATAACTAAAATCATTGCAAGGAGAAAACGCAAATGAGAATGACTGAAATGATACCAAACTCACCGATTGCAGTACAGAAATCTGTACGTAGTGCAAAAGGCCGAGTGTTAACATCGGGTGATGCAGGTAAAATCCTGCCACTGAAGTATGAATGGTTACACCGCGAAGACGGCGTACGAAGCGGTAAAATTAGAGTTAACGTGGAAATGATGGAGTCAACCGAGATGTTGATGAACGGAATCGGGTGCACTTTGTACGCTCATTTCGTTCCAATGTTAGCATTTGACCGTTTTAACGGATCAATGGATGAATTAAACCGATCATATAAAAAAGAAAATGGTGCGGCAGGAAGCGTAATACCATTTTTTGAATCAAATAAAGTATTTAATGGTTCAAATGTTCTTTCTCTTGGAAATGAAACTAACATAAAAAATATTGATACTATTAATTTTCAAAGTTCTGGCTCTAAAGAATTTTATCAAACAATGGGAATACATATTGAAGCAACTAATTTTAATACAACACCTGTTGAAGCATATAATGCAATTGTTAATCATAGACGCAAAGCACGATCAAAATCGTTACCATTAAGAAACGCATTTGATCATACATTAGCTGATGCGTTTTGGATTAATAACGGAATGCAAAATATTGTACCTGATTATGATCAGAATTTAATTGACGGACAAGTTACGCTTGCCGGATTGACATTTCAAGCTCCAATTAAAGCAACACATGCAAACAGTTTAGGTAGTACAAAAGATGCAACAGCAAATGGTGTACCATCATCAGCGTCTCATTCACCTGCAATGCTGGGTGGATCAATTGTAGACGAAGGTGATTACTATTTATTTGATGATATATTTGCAGAGTTAACAACAGGCGGCAACGCAACAATGTCACTTGCTGACATTGAACAAGCACGTAAAACAGCGGCATTTGCTAAATTAAGAGCAAAGTACGATGGACTGGAATCAGAATATATTATCGATCTTCTTATGTCCGGAATCGCTGTGCCCGACGAAGCATTAAAGCAACCAATTTTATTGGGTCGTCAACGTGCAATGATAGGATTTAACCAACGTTATGCAACAGACGGCGCAAACTTGGATAAGTCAGCAACAAATGGTATGGCAACAATTGACATGTCAATTAGAACACCGGCTATGAATACCGGCGGCGTTATAATGATAACTGCCGAAATAGTGCCGGAACAACTCTGGGAACGTAAGAAAGATTATTTCTTATACACAACAGACCCAGATACGTTGCCGAGTTATCTTTCGGATTTTTTAAGTCCTGAAAAGATCAGTCGTGTCCAAAATAACCACGCTGACGTAAATCACGCAACACCAGATGGAACATTTGGTTATGCACCACTTAATCACCAATGGGTAAAAGACGCCGTAAATATCGGCGGAAAGTACTACCGCCCTGCAAATGACGCATTTGACGAAGACAGGGCTAAAATTTGGTCTGCCGAGTCAATCAATCCGACCTTAAATGAATCTTTCTATTTATGTAGCGGATTGCACAAAAAAGTATTTGCCGATCAAGTATCAGACAGTTTTGAAATCACATGTCTTACAGATATGTCGATTGAAGGAAACACCGTTTTCGGTGCAGGACTACAAGAAGCTGATGCAACATCTGATTACGACACAATCACTTCACAAGTCGATTCCTCGCGTATCGTTAAGTGATAAAAAGCAGGGGAGACCTCCCCTCCCCTGCTGACAATTTAAAAAGGAAAATAAAATGAACAGAATTAAACACGGCAATATAAGCAAATGGTCACAAGCAAAAGCGGGCGACGTAATTGAATTTGCATCAAGCAAACCAAGACATGTAAAGTTTGAAGTAAGCGCAAACAGCAACATTGAAGTGTGGGTGTCAAATGATGCAAAAATGTCACAGGCCGTATTGGTGGGTACATCAAACGGAAAAACAGAAATACAATATACAGCACCCGCAACAACGTATGTGCAAATTAAAGCTGAGAAATCAGCAAGTGTATTTGTAAATATACCAGATATCGATCAATCAGTACAAAATAGCGATGAACCAAGTTTCACTTCTATTGAGCCACGTACATCTAACGGTACTGAGTACGATAGAATGGCTATGTTAATGAGATATAATCAACAACAAATGGAGCAACAATTAGAAGCTGAAAGATCAGCTCTAAGAGCAGAAGTAGCAAAAATTAAAGCACAAGCTGAAACAGTAGTTGAAGCGCCACAAGAGGCAGAAACAGAAGATGCAGGAGAAACCACCGAGTAAGTGGTATCGTTGGATACGGTTTATTGACCGTATCCAATTTTGGCACAAAGACGAATTAGTACATAGAACACATGTACAAGCGGCTAGATCATTAGCAGAACCTAATGCATCTGAAAAACTTTGGGTCAAAATTTTGCAAACAGAAAACGACTTTGAGGGTGCAGATCCAGAAATAGTTGAGTTTTGGAAGGCTTTTAGCAAAGCAATGAAGCGACGCAATATACCATTGCGAGCGTTTGAATTTGTGCGAACGCCAGAACGGCAAAACGAATTATACCAAAAA